AACGACCAGCACATCTTCAAGATCCACAAGACCTTCTACAATGTCACGTACACAGCGGCTATAACTTAGACCAATTTTCACAGTTTTTCTCCTGGTTCAAATCCACGGAATCGTTTATGACGGGGGAATCTTAGGCTGTATGATCCGTCTTGGTTTTGCGTAACTGCGTCAGCTTCGACTTCACCAACAACACCAAGTAACCGATCCCTTGCGGCCCAAAACTCATCACGATCGCTATCACTAAAGCCAGTACCAACATTAACACGGATGTTTCGCTCATTGTCCACTCCTTCGTAAATTATAGCACCTAACCGGCCTTCATTGCGACCAGTTCCTTCTTCAAAACCCACAATAGTCAAGTCTACCGAAATAGTAGGCTTCCATTTCATCCAATAATCACTGCGTTTACACACATACGGAGCACCAACGTCTTTGATCATAATGCCTTCAAAACCTTCGGCTACACAGTCTTCGGCATAGCGGCGCATGATGTCATGACCCTCGGCACTGCTCAAATCTACTTCCAAACCTTGCACTATCCTTAATGAGCATGTGTCGGGCAGTTGATTGCGAACTTGTTCTAGAATATCAAACCGCTTGTGCTGTTGTGCATTCCAGTATCCGCGTTGGAAGTCATCCAAGGGAACGATGTCAAAGATATTGTATACCATGCCCGAAGTTTCTACATCTGATTTACGATGTGCTTGCTTCATGAGCTTTTGAAAACTCTCTCCAGTGACTTCACCATCCAGCACAAAGCGTCCGCCCGAGCCAAGATTGCGTTGAAATGCGGCACGGTGCAACATGATCTGCTTGGCAATGTCCGGGAAGTTGGCAAACTCTTTGCCATTGCGGCTGAACAAACTCACGTTCATGCCCTGTACTACAGCCAGCACACGCACACCGTCTAGCTTGGGCTCCAGTCGCTTGATTCCAACAAGTTTTTTGGGTTGATCTGTAGAGTCTTGTGCCAGCTGGCAAGTAAACACAGGAATGGCCCAGTCAGTTTTGGCCAACACTTTGTTCAGTGTTTTTTCGCTGATTCCGCAACGTAGATCTTTGATAATCACTCGGCGGCAAACGGCATTCCACTGCTCGTCATCAAAGTATTCAGAACATTCATCAATGGCTGCACGAGCGGAATCGCCTGTGACACTTCGTGTACGCAGGCTTTCCAGCAAGGCCCAAAAACGCGGCCAGTGGTTAGGCTTGTTGTTGTGCCCCGAAACTTCAGGAACTTGCTTGACGTGGAATGTGTAGAAAGGATTATAGGCTTGGTAGCAGTTGAACAAAAAGGCCTGCGCATCGGCACTGCCTAGTTTTGCAGCCATAAGAGCTTTTTCAATGACTTTTTCTTTGTGAATTCGACTGTCCGAACTCTCTAAATCACGGATCCAACCAGCTGACACTGCTCCAACAAATCTTTCTTCTGTATATTCAATCATATTTAATCTCTCACCAACTGGAGTTATAGAACACTTTTAGTCCGAGAAACAGTTCTGCTCGAGCGTTCTTGACAAACTCAAGATCATGTTTACGATAATATTCGTCTGAGTCTTCGCCGAAGAAGAATCCTGACGTGCCCGGCAATTGTCCGTGCGTTACAGCACGTTCAAGTTCGTCAAGGTCTTCCCAGGTTAACTCAAGCTCATCGCCATTGAAGCTGCCTGAGTTACCTCGGCTTTCCCACAGGCGGCGCATCCAACCTTGTAGGTTAGGATGTTTACGCCAGTAAGCTAACTCACGTGGCTTGCTCTTGCCGGGTACTGTCCATTCACCGTTTTCGTACTTGCCATCTGCGGCATAATATTCGTCGTACTCACCAGCACGGCTGGCCACGTATGCGTATTGATCAAGTCCCATTGTTGCGTATCCTCTATTATCGATCTTCATGTTGATAACGATACTCGCGCTTGAGCCAATACTTGTATTTGGCAAAGTATTCTTGCGCGGAGTATTCAGGCTGACGCCGGAACCATGCTTCAAATTCTGAGCAATGCTCGAACCACTTTTCTTGGCACCAGCGTCGGAAAGTCATGCTGCCTCCAGCATGTTGGCGGGCACGTTCCAGTTGGTGCTGCCTTCGCGCACGGTGATGTTCTTGATCTTGACCTTGGCCACTACGCCAATGTGAACACGACCAGTTTTGGGATGGACAAACTTCACGGTATCGCCGTTCCAGAAACTGCGCACCTTTTCTTTGGTCATTTGTGCTCGGCGATACTTGATCGCGGCAGCAATAGAGTTGAGTTGTTCGTTTGTGAAGTTGCCAAACATGATGGCAGAGTTCACTTGCTGAATAGTGAGATCGGACATTGAGAGCTCCTAACGATGAACAGTTTGTATTATAGCACAGAGGGAATTATTGGTCAAATCGCTTCGTACCACCATCCGTTGAGTTTGAACGTTTCAATGTCGGATTTGTGTGCCCATGCTTCCATCCAGATGGAGCCTGCTTTTTGCACGTTCAGACTAGTGTATCTTAGGATTTCTAGTGCGTCTTTTGTGTAGAACAAAATGCGTGTCATTGCTGGCTCCTTTTTGCTGTTTATGCTGTTATTATAGCAAAAGGTCCTTTTTTGGGCAAATCGCAAAAGTAATACTCAAGTATTACTGTATTAGTTTACAGGAGTAACTGCGTTAGGGGGTGTAATTTCAGGCTCAGCAGAAGGTGTAATGTTAACTGAAAGATTAGCTGCTGCCAACTGAGTTTGGTTCTGAGCTTCACGCAAAGCACCAACTACAGCTTGACCTGTGAGTGTTGTTTGGTCCACTACATTTTGCAAGAATTGGTTTGGGCCACATGCTTGACACTGTGTACCGTATTGACTCAACGCCAGAGTTAGTGCGTATACACTGACATTCTCTCCGGCTAACAACTGGAAATAGTCAATGCCAGCTTGATTCTGATAGCCTTTTTCTCGGTTGAGGTAGTTGGCTATGTAATTCCATGCTGTGTTTAAAGTGGCCACGTTTGAATCGGCACTGAGTGCAGCAATAGCAGAGTTGGCATTGTTGATTTGTGTCAGCACTGCTGCGTCATTGATTGCACTGAGAATTGCCACATAGGCATTGTTTAATGTTGTTAAGCTACCAGCAGTTTGTAATGTATTAACGGCTGCGGTGGCTGTGTTTAATCTACTGGCAAAGTCCCAATGATCAGTGGCAGTGCCAATAACATCGCACACAGTTATAGTGCCGCCGGGTCCTGTACCAGTGGCGTTCTGTGATTCAAACGCAGAAGCAACCGCAGCAGGTACCGCAGAAGTCAAGCTCTCAATCAGCGGCAAATCTGCCATGGTGCTAAGACCCTCGGGTGTATACGTTTGCCAATAATTGCTGTCTGTAATATTGGTGCCTACAGCTACATCTTGCTGCGCTCGATAATACACAGTAGTAGGCAACAGTTGTGCCTGTCCCGACGGCGAAGGTGCAGCCAGTGCCACCACGTCATTGGCCAAATAAGGCACAGTGTCAGTCCATGGTCTGCGTGGTAATTCTGCGATGGCTGTTGCTAGAACAGGGGCATCTGTTTGACCTATGTTGGTTATTTGTTGCAGTGCAGATTGCATGGCTTTGTTAGCTACTGCTTGGTCCGGCGGAATTATTTTGCCTAGTTCATCACAGCCTGACGGAGTAGGCAGAATTTGATTAACCACTGGAGCCAAAGTCAGGTCCACTGCCCCATTGGGGAGATATATAGACATTGGACCCGATGCAGTGGGCATCTGCAGGGTTTGGTAACTGTTAGGGAATACCTTTTTCAAGTCCAACAAGTCTGTCATGGTATTGATGTTCGGAGTGCTGACATCTAGCACAGACATCACATCCAACAACTCTTGCCCTGTAACATTGGCCATGGCCTGATATGCTATTTTTTGCAGTTGATCAAATTCCTGTATTGATACGCCACCGGGGTTGAACAAACTCACACGGTTGTCGTTGACCAATATTCTAATTTCTGCGTCAGTAAGTGCTCGTTGAGGGCCTGCAGTTTTTAATTGTTGTATCACCCCAGGTAACGAACTACCGGTGGTACCTGCTACATTGGCCAACTGCTGTAATAAACCAGCAGGTGTTCCAAACAAGTCTAAGTTTCTAGTGTTTATTAATCTACCGCTGTTATGCAAATCAACTGCAAACTTGGGCATGTCAGTAGTAACCTGACTGATATTGTTGGTTGTCAAATCAGCCATGTTGTTAAAAGTAGGTCCGAGATAGGTCTGACTGTTTTCAAAACTGTTCACAAAGCTGTTTACAATACTGATATAACCTTGAATACCCATGAACCCTTGTGCAAAACGACTGACACTGCCGTCGCCGAGATAAGCCGATCCTGTTTGTTCTATGAGATTAGTAAAACCCGACGGATCAATTGTGCTGTCGTCGGTCACAGTGTTGATTGTAAGATACTCTGCAATTAAGTTAGGATAGGTTCCCACAGGTGCTGCAGGAATACTGTTGCCCAGGGCTGGACACACAGTACTACCAATACTCATTAGCTGATCAAAAGTGCTTTCAGTGAAGAAACTCTGTGTTTTGTAAAAATTAACTGCGGCAAAAAAGTTCTGCATTACCGTGGTTGCATTGTACTGGTTGATAGCAGAGATCAATGCAGCTGGCAATGGTTTGAGTCCTTGATTGTTCAGCAGACCTGTGGCTGCAATCATTTGCAGTGGTGTTACTGTTCCCATTATCCTACCCTTACATTTGGACTGCCGCCGGTTCTGGGATGACCACAAGTATCATTGTCTCCTGTGACAACCACAGGCTGTCCGCCGGCACGTACAGATGCTACACCACCAGCTGTAACTTGACTGCCGTTGTTATGCGGAGTTCTTCTTCCTTTACGTCCGTAAGGTGGGTGAGGAGTTACTGACTGTGCAGGAATCATCACAGCGCGGCCGTTGACTCGTACAGAGGGTACGCCACCTTGTGCTACTCCCCCTCCTGCATTTGAATCTCCGTCGCGTTGTGCTGATGGCATATTATCCCATAATAATCTTTTTGTCTGGCACTTTGATACCAGTGGTTGCCTCAATGTATTTCATTTTAACTGAATCTTCAGTCTCAACATACATAGCGATACTGTTAGTATTTATTGTGACATTTTGACCGGGTTCTCCAGTAAACATGCTGGGAACCAATCCCATGCCTTGTGGACCGGGTGCCACACTGACAGGATCACTGACAGCAATGTAATCGCCCACAACTTCGCAGGCATACTTGGCGATTACTTCTTCACCCGAGTTCAACTTGAGTGTATATACTTTTCCGACTTCCATTGTCATACTGTGCTTTCTGTTAATTTGACTCGTAGCTCCGTAAAACCGCCAACAAGTTTGCCGTCGAGGAAAATTTGTGGCACTGTGCGAGCTGTTGGAACAGCTTCTAGTAGATCTTCTCTGGTATAACCGTCACCGATTTTACGTTCTTCAAACTCAATACCTTTTTGTGTTAACAAGGCCTTGGCCTGATCGCAATAAGGGCAGTGGTACTTGGACCATACAATAGCTTTCATATTATTTTCCTTATAGATTTGGTAATGCATCGTAATCCAGCGTGTCGCTCATGACTCCGATCACATAATTAGTTGATTCGTTTTCCTGCAGGGCAGTTTGTTTCTTGCTGGTGTCAACGTGCTTGTTGAACCACGGAATAGGTGTAGACTTGGGTGCAGGCTCTAGGTACTTGATGCCAATTTCTTTGAGGGCAGCAGCAGCGGTATAGTCCACAAAGTCTTTTAAAATCTGTGCGTTGAGGCCAATCACAGGACCAAACTTAAACAAGTAATCAGCCCAGGCTTTTTCTTCTCGAATTACGTCCATGTACATGGCATAGACCTCGTCCCGACATTCTTCTGCGACTCGGGCAAAACGAGGATCTTCCTTAACTACTTGATTGATCAAATACGCAGTCCAACCTTTGTGCAGTAACTCGTCTTGTAGGATTAAACTAATGATGTTGCCGTTGCCAATAAAGATTTTGTTCTCTACCATGGCCAAACTTGTGGCAAATGATACCATGAAACGGAATGCTTCTAAAGCATAACTGGCATGCAAGGCCAAGTAGATTGCTTTGACATGCTCCACTTCTGTAATAGTTTCGCCAAGTTCTTTACGGCAGTTAATAATATGCAAATCGTCGTAATATCGGCCGACGCTGGACGCCATGTCTACGATTTCTTTGGTGTCGTGGATAGTGTTGAACACTTCCTTGGGCACGTTGTAGATGTTACGAATGATATGGCTGTAACTACGGCTGTGGATGTTGGTTTCAAAGAATGTCCAGTTGTAGACCAGTGCTTCTAGTTCAGGAAGACTCACAACCGGAGTAAAGATTTGACTTGGGCCGCGACCTTGCAAACTGTCAAGAGCAGTTTGCCTAAGCAGATTGCTAGTATAAATATGACGTACTGTATCACTTGCTTCCTTAAAGTCTACAGCATCTTTGGTTAGACTAATTTCTTCTGGCACCCAAAAGAATCCCCGAGCGGTAGTTTCAAAGTCGGCTACCTTTTTGTATTTGACTTCTTCAAATCTTTGAATAGTAACAGGACCAGCAGGGTCCAAGAACATCTTGCGGTTGAGATAATCTGTTTTTGTTGTTAGGTTATATTGTTGTTTGCTCATAATTTACCAATGTCTAATAACGCCTGCTACAATGAATATATTCGTTATAACATAGCATAATACAATAGCGGTACGAATCAAAGCGACCTTATCGGCTTCTTTATTGTCCGTACTTGCTTTTTCTCCCAGTGCTTTGGCCCACAGTCTCCACATTACAATTTGCAGCTTTCGCAATCCTCAACATCGTCAAAGTCGATAGTTTCTAACTGTGGTGTCACTTCTTCTTGCTGCTTAGAGCCTTGCTTGTTGATCAAGCTATAGTAGAATGTCTTAACACCCCAATGATGCGCCAGCATCAAATTCTTAGCAATCAATGTAGTGGGAACCTTGCGTTCTGGGAAGTGTGCAGGATTATAGAATGTATTTGTTGAAATACTTTGATCCACATAAGCCTGCAACACAGCCGCTGTTTTCAGATAGCCTGCACAATCAGTTTGTTCCCACATCAGTTGATACTTGTTCTTGAGTCTGTGATACTCAGGTACAACTTGTGTGAATGAGCCTGCTTTTGATTCCTTGGTAGAGATCAAACTCATGGGCATTTCAATACCGTTGGTTGAGTTGATAACCACCGAGCTAGACTCCACAGGGGCAATGGCCATGAGTGTAGCATTACGAACACCATAGGCTCGCATTTCGGCACGTAGACCTTCCCAATTCAACTCAGGCTTGAAATTAACAAGTTCGTCTACACCTTTAGATCTACGTTCCCACGGAAAGATACCTTGCCCATAAAAAGTTTTATCCGAATCTTTGCAACGGCCGCGTTCTTTAGCAAGTTCCACAGTGGCCTCAGTAAGATAGAATGCTTGATGTTCCATCCAAGTCTTGACTTCAGCAAGTGCATCCGACTCACCGTATTGTAGACTTCGCTTGGCGTGCCAGTAAGCAAGATTAGTAACTCCAATGCCCAGAGGCTGGATCTCGTCATTGGATAATTGACTTTGAATCGAGAGAAAGTCCTGGTAGTCAAGGATGTTGCACAGGCTTCGCTGCAAAATACGGCAAGCACGACGCATATCTTCCGGATGACGGAACGCACCCCAGTTAATCGAGCCAAGAGTGCAGAGTGCAATGCGTCCTTCCGGATCGTCCAGACGCTTGAATGGTTTTGTGGGCAGAAGAATTTCACAGCAAAGATTACTCTGGTAAATGGTGTGATACTCGGGATCAAATGGGCCTTGGTTCATCACATTGTCGATGAACACAAGATAGATACGGCCCGTATCTGTGCGCTCCTTGAGGATGCCACCTTTAAACACATCCTCAGCAGGCATGGTTTTCTTTCTCAGCGAAGAGTCAGCTTCGTATTTGACATAAAGCTCTTCAAAGCGGGACGTATCCTTGTAAAACGCCTCGTATAGATCGGGAACCTGATTGGGGTCAAAGAAAGTGATATTTTCTTTGTTTTTAAATCTACGCCAAAAGAAAGCAGATAATACCACGCCGTAGTCCATGTGTCGGACTCGCGTTTCTTCGGTTCCTTGATTGTTCTTGAGAACAATGAGATCATCGAACTGGTGATGCCATATGGGATAAAAAACTGTAGCACTAGCATTGCGAATACCGCCTTGCGAGCAGCTTCGCAAGTCTCCAAACCATTTCTTCAAAAAAGGAATCATACCAGTGTGCATGATCTCACCACCACGAATGGGGCTACCCAGTGGTCGTAAGCGACCAATTTCTAGACCAATGCCAGCACGTTTACTGGCATACTTGGCCATCATCTCGCCTGAAGCAAAAATACTGTCAAGGTCATCATCACTACGGATAAGGACGCAACTACTAAACTGTTTGGTAGGAGTTCCAAGGCCAGCGAGTACAGGAGTAGCAAGAGTAAAAAGACCGTCCGAGGCTGCATTGTAGTATTCCTTAATATAACGCATGCGAGCCGAGTTAGGCTCTTCTTTGTGAAATACAGTGGCGGCAGCAATCATATAACGAACTTGAGGAGTTTCGTATGTTTGACCTGTGGCACGATTTTTAACAAGATACTTTTCAATCAATTGTTCAATTGCAGCGTATGAATACTGTTCATCTTTTTCGTGGTCAATGATTTCCTCCATACGATCCCAGTCTTCCTTGCTATACCAATCAAGCAGTTCAGGAGTATACAAACCAACTTCGACGTTGCGTTTTACAATGTCGTACAGTGGTGGAGGGGTGTAATCACCGTAGACATCTTTGCGCAACATTGAAAGTCGTTGTTTGCCTGCTACGTATTGATAGTTTGTGTGCCCCACATCGGGATTGGATTCTACGTCAATGAGATCAACACAAGCTCGCAGTGTAATCCCGTCAATTTCTTTGGTTGTTATTCCGTCATAAAAGTGCAGTTGAGCTTTGATTTCGATCATACTCTGACTTACGTCAGCTATACCTTTGCATACTTTGGCAACTTGCGTTTGCCATTTTTCGATGTGCAACGGCTCGCGGCTGCCGTCGCGCTTGACAACTGTAATTTGCTTCATTTTATCC